GTCCACCGACAGTCATACCCGAGCGCGGCCAGATCACCGAGCACTCTTCCGAGTCCCCGAGTAACGAGCATTGGACTGTTCTCCACGAAGACGTAGAGCGGTCGAACGTCGCGAACGATGCGCGCCATCTCTCGCCAGAGGCCGGATTGCTCGCCGTCGATTCCGGCGCCTTTTCCGGCGGCGCTGATGTCTTGACATGGAAATCCGCCTGACACGATGTCGACAAGTCCTCGCCATTGCCGGCCGTCGAATGTGCGCACGTCGTCCCACACGGGAAACCGGGGGAAGATTCCGTCGCGTTGGCGCTGCAGAAGCACGCGGCGGTTGTAGTCAAGGATCTCCACAGCGCATATGGGAGTGTGTCCGAGCAGCAGGCTTCCGTAGATTCCGCCGCCGGCTCCGGCAAATAGCTCCAGCTCATTCACGTCACGCCCTGCCCCAGAGCGCGCGCTATGGCGCGGTCGATTTCGATCGGCAGGTCGGCCTTGATTTTGGCCATCACGCGCGCGCTGATGCGGCGACTGGCGAACATCTGCGAGAAGCCGATGACCTGCAGCGGCTCGATCGGCAGCCGGGCGTTGCCGGTGCGGCGGAATACGGTGCGGCCTTTGTTGCCCACGAAGGCGCCGGCCAGCGTCTTGATTCCGCCGGAGCGCTTGATCAGGAAGCCAAGCTGTCCGGAGAGCGCGGCAAGTTGCCGCTTGGTGGCCCGAGATCCGCGCGTCTTGACGCTGGTGCCGGCGGCCTGCACAGCGGCGAGGAAGTGGATCAGGTTGAGCGATCGTCCGCGTTTCTTTGTGGAGCCGAATATCTCGATGCGCGCTTCGAGGGTGCCGGAGCGGGCTTTGCGCACGGTGATGGCATTGCGCACCTCCGCAGCCTTGACGGCGAACTCCTGCGGGATGGCGCGGTTGATCTCGGCGCGGGCTTTCTCGGCGACGCGGTTGATCGCCGGGCCAATGGCTTTGTCTTGCACGGCCTGCGACTGCTGGCGGAGGCGGTTTGTGACGTCGGCGATGCCGAGCACCTTGACGCTGATCATTGCGGGTCTCTCCGTGGGTGTGGCGTGGATTGGCACAGCGATCCGATCACCATCTGCGAGACGGGAACGCCGGTGTCTGGCAGCCTGGCGCCTATCTCCAGGCCATTCTCGCTCGCCCAGAAGGAGGGCTGGCCATCGAGGCCGGCGCGGATGGCGGCGTCGACGGCCGGGCGCCCGAAAGCTTCGCGCACGGCGTCGATGAATTCGGTGACCAGGGGCATATCGGAGCGGAGCGAGCGGGTGGTCATGCGTGTTCCGGGTTCACAAGGTTTGTTCCGGGTACCCGGAACAGCTGGAAGCCTTGCCACCACTGGGTTGTTCCGGGTGTTCCGGGTGTACCTCCTGTGTACACGCGAGAAACAAGTAGACGCGTAGCGAAGGCGCGCGCGAAGCGGGCGCGCGAGCACGTCGCGTATACGCGCGCGGAGACCCGGAACACCCGGAACACCCGGAACAAGCCTTGCCACGCAAGGGTTTGCGCTGTTCCGGGTACCCGGAACAAACCTTGTGAACCCGGAACATTTGGGGCGTTTTTCATGAGCCATCGCCAGATCCCAGACGAATCGCAGCCGAAAAGCGGCGCGCGCCGTCTGTAAGCCACTGCGAGACGGGCATCCCCGGCGGCTGTTCGGTGCCGGCCAGCGCGAGGGCGGCTGTCGGTGGCAGCACCAGCGGGCGCGGCTCGGTGGTGGTCGCCGCTTCGCTCAGGTAAATGCGGCATTTCTTCTTTTCCCAGCCGGGCAGGCGGGCAACGGCGCCGTGAAAGTGGTTCGAAGGGCGCGGCCGCATCTCGCCGTTGGCCCGGCACCATCGGTTGTAGGCGGTGTAAAGGTCGGCGGCCAGGCAGGGGACGATCGGCAGACCGATGTCGCCATCGATCCAATCCTTGATGAAGCGGACTTCGCTCGGTGACGACAGGTCGATCAAGCTTTGCTTGGCGGTCGTCATCGGCGGGCGCTTTTTCGGATGAAATCCGGAGCAGTCGACCTTGTGCAGCAGGTGATCGTAGAAGGCTTCGACGCCACCGTTCTCAATCTCGAGGTGCACGCGGTCGTAGTAGTCTTCGGAGAGTTGCGGCGGGGTGTAGATCACCAGGTGCCGGCGGTCGTCGTTTTCGATCGGCAGCGGCTGGTTGTCGTTGGACAGGTAGCAGATATTGAGTTGGTTGCGCTGGCGGTATGCGGCAATGTTCTTTGGGTTGATCCGGATCCACTCGCCGGTGACCAGCTCCTTCAGCTCATTCTTGATGTGCCACATCTCGGCGCGGGTAACGACTTCCTCGGCGAGGATGAAAAGCTTGCTGTCGGACCAGTCGGCGTTGAACTTGTCCTCGAGGCCGCGCTGGTTGAGGACGGTGGCGTAGTCACCGTAGATCTTGGCCAGGGCCTGGAAGACGGTGCTTTTCCCGGTGCCCTGCGGGCCGTGCATGATGACGGCCGAAGACATCTTGGCGCCAGGGTGCTGTAATGGGTAAGCCATCCACTGCAGCACCCACCCGAACACTTCGCGCGCGTTCTTCTCGTTGCTGCAGAGGTATTCGAGCAGGTCGAGCAGCTCGCTGCAGGAGCCTTCCCGCGGCTGCATTGGCCAGCCCTGCCAGGTGTTGAGCCTGACCATGGCATCCTTGCCGGTAGGGTCGAAGCCGACTTGATCGAGGTAGCACGCGCCCCGCTGCACCCAGGTGTCGTGGCGCTTGACGTCGTCCCGGCGCACCCCGGCCGGCAGCAGCGCGAGCATTTGCGACTGCTTGACGACCTTGTTCACCCAGGTGTCAAAGAGGTATTCGCCGGTTCCGTCGTCGAGAGGGATGAACCGCTCGACGGCGTCGTCAAGGCTGAGGATGGCTTGTGCTGGTCGCCTGTCTCTGGCCCCTCCCCCCCCAGAGTTTCCGCTCGCGGCGCGTGAAGGCAAAGCGGACGCCGGCGCAGGGGTGGCAGCGATCGCGCGCCATCCCAGGGCGTCCAGGCGCTCTTCGAATTGCGCGGTGACCATCTGCCGGCCTTCGAGGCAGGCGAGGTCGTTGAAGTCGGTCGGGCCCTTGCGGTCGGTCGGCCGGGCCGCGGCAAACTGCGGTCGGAATTCGGCGGCGTTGTCGAGGGCCATTGCGACTTCGCCGGCTCGGGAGACGCCAGCGTTGGTCTGGCGATGCGGATCGCCGCAGTGATCACAGGTCGGCGTGGCCACGGTGGTCCATGCTCCGCAGGCCAAGCACTTCTGCAGCCAGTCGTCGTCAGAGCAGATCAGCAGCTTGGCGCGCCGGCGGGTGCGCTCGTTGATCGACTTGGCGACGGATAGGAGGTTGTTCGCGGCGAACGCGATGGCCACCGGCTGCCCCGTGGCCTCGTGCAGCGTCAGGGCGGTCGAAAACCCCTCGGCGATCAGGCACAGGCGCCGCGGGGATCCGCCGACAAGCCAATAGTGGCCTTCGACGGGCATGCCGCGCGGCCAGTAGGTCTTGTCGCGGCCGGTCTTGTCGTCGCGCTTCGGGGCGATGAACTGCAGGCCATGCACGCGTCCGGCGTTGTCACAGACCGGCACCACCAGGTGCCCGACGAACGTGGACAGGTATCGGTAATCGTCAGCCTCGGCCCCTTCGAGCTGGATGCCGTCGTTGCCGGGGAAGACGCGAGCGCCACCCGCGCCGGATAGTTGCTTGCGCAGCAGGTAGGGGTGGCCTCCTGGCTTGGCTTCTTCGCACTTCCGCCAGACGGCGGTCGCCCAGGCCGTGGCGCGCGCATCATCCCGGGCGCGCTCGGCGGCGGCCCGCTTGCGGTCTTCGTCCATCCGGGCCTTGAAGGCGGAGCGCTGCTCTGCCGTGAATTCCCGCTTGGCGAAGGTCGACTTGCCGCAGGCCGGGCATGACTTCTCGCGCAGGCCAACGTCGGCGCCGCAGGATCCGCACTGCTTGGTGAGCTCGACCTTGAAAGTCTGCGATTGAGCGCCGTGGAAGATGCCGAAGCTGCCCACCAGCAGCGTGACGCCAGGCTCGATCTGCCACTCGTGCAGCCGATACCATCCGCGCTTCTCGCGATCGCCACCTTCGACCAGACACCGCTTCGATTTGTCGCCGGAAGCAAGCTCCAACGGCCCGTCGATCAGCAATCCGATCGACCGCAGTTGCGCCAGGACGTCCTGGTAGTTGGCCCAGTTCACCGTGCAGCAGCCCGACTACCTACACCCCAATCGCGGCGTTTCGTATC